CAAGCTGACAATCTACCCTGATGCGTCAGGTGGCGCGAATCGAACCAACGCCGCAGCGTCTGACATTGAGCTGATTAAAAACGCTGGTTACGCTGTAGACGCGCCTGATTCTAACCCGTTAGTGCGCGACCGGATAAACGCTTACAACGCTTTGTTTGCTCATGACAGAATCAAGGTCAACACGAACAAATGCCCCGAGCTAACCAATGCGCTAGAGGTGCAAGGCTACACAGACAAAGGCGAGCCTGAGAAGTTCAACGAGCATCCGGCGGTTGATGACTGGGTGGATTCATCTGGTTACTTCATAAATCGCCGGTTTAGTGTTAAGGCTCCAATGGCTACCGGAGTGAAATTTGGCCGGTGATAACCTATCCGACAGACAACCAGCAATCGTGATCAACATGGGCGACACTGTTCACGTTGTCAGCATGGTTACTTTGCGGCTGTTGGCGAGGGGTGAGGAATATGAGGGCTGTTGTGATACAATGATTCAATTATTGGCGCGGGCATTGGTGGATTTGATCGATGAGTAATATCTTAAACCAGACTGAGCAAAGACAAGTAATGCTCGGACGCCTCGCAGCCGGATTAGTCCGCTCAAACGTATATCCAACGCTAATTGAGGCATATAAAGCAGCCAAAGCCATTCTAGATAGCGCCGAATCAATCACCAGCATCACAAAGCTAAACGCAGTAACAGCACAAATCCGCCGAGCAGTGGCAGAGATTGACGCAGAGGGTTGGTCAGAAGTGACCAAAGAGCTTGAGTCGATTGCGCTATATGACGCAGCCTATTACGCCGGATTAGTCGGCACTGCTGCAAGCGTTAAGCTGTCAACGCCGCCGGATGAGAAAATCATAGGCTACATAAACAAGTCAATGATGACTTGGAAGAATAAAGAAGGCGTAGTAAAAGATTCCGGCCTGTGGGCGCAATACACGAAGGCTTACACAGGAGAATGGTCTGACCGAATCGATAGTATAGTTAGGTATGGCGTCACCCAAGGCGAAACAATTAAACAAATATCCGACAAAATAAAGCAACTCGCAGAGGGCGAGTTTTTCATCAAGGCGCAGGCTTTAGCAAGGACGGGCGTTCAGCATTACGCAGTTCAAGGTCGGCAGGCAATGTTTGCCGACAATACCGACCAGCTTGCGCGCGAATACCCGATAGTCACGTTTGACAACCGAATCTCAAGCACTTGCAAAGGTATAGGGTTCACTTACAAAGACGGCTGGCCAATTGGTCAATCTCCGGTAGGCTATCCGCCATACCACCCCCAATGCCGAACGGCAGTAATAGCCTTACCAGAAGGCGTAAAACCTGAAGGCACTCGCGCAGCCGTGGCAGGCAGAAAAGGCGAGGAAGCCGCAGAAGCAGCCGAGCACAAAGAGGAAAGGACAGGTAAGAAGCCAATTTACAAAGGCAAGAAAGATTTAACTATGTTCAAGCCTGGTCAAATTCCCGTGTCAACTCCTATTGATGAGTTCTTCGCTCGTCAGCCTCGCTGGTGGCTTGAGTCAAATCTAGGCAAAGAGCAAGCAGATATGTTTATATCTGGCAGGCTGTCATTCAGTGACTTTTACACAGCGGCAGGCAGACCTTTAACATTGGCGCAACTCCGCGCACTTGATGGCGGTTGAACAGTTACGCATAACCGCGCTATACTTAACAAAACTTTTCGAGGCTAAACCATGCCGTTAGAAACAATTAGTCGCCATCCTGAAAGCGCAACGATGCTGCCTGAAATTGTTAAGATTCGGGATTGCGTGAAGGGTGCTGCATTCGTGAAGGCTAAAGGTCAGCTTTACCTGCCGCATCCTTCGGCGCTTGATACCACTTCACCAGAGGCCGTGCTGCGCTACAATCAATACAAAGCAAACGCTCAATTTCAAGGCATCCCAAAACAAACGCTGCGTACGTGGGTTGGTAAAATCGACCCTGAAAAGACTCAGGTTGAACTGCCGGAGCGAATCGACTATTTGCAAGGCGATGTTGACGGCGATGGGCTTAAGCTGAAAAACGCCATCAGCCAAACGCTTGCTAATATCTTGGCTGTAAAGTGGCATGTTCTTGTGGCTGATTATCAGGGATTGACGGTAGAAAATCAAAACAACGTATCTGCTACCGACATCAAGAAAGCCAAGCTAAGGGCTGTTATAAAGCAGTACACGCGCGAAAATGTGTTCAACTGGCACTTTGAGCGAATCAACAATGTTATGCAGCTGTCTTACATCCTGCTGCGCGAAGAATTAGAAAGCTTCGACCCAGACTCAATGATGCGCACCAAGTACAATTCATACTTGGCGTTAGCATTGGACGAAAAAGGCGAATATTACCAGCAGCGCTTTGATGACTATTCGGACGGCAGAGCCTTGCAAGTAGGTGGGCGCCATTATGCAAAAGTTGCAAAAGCTCCGCTGAAGTGGCTGCCAGTCAGTATTGTACTTGATGAGCCGCAACAGGCCGGAGTCATGACGATGGAGCTTGGCTATCTGTCGCCAATTGTCGATTTAACATTGCACAACTACGTTATCAGCGCAGACAAGATGGAAACGCTGAACGCAGGCAAGCCAACGCTGAACTATTATGGTGTTGATACTAATGCGTGGGATCAGTTCAAGATCGTCAATGAGCGCAGCTATGTTGCTGTGGGATTAGCTGTTAACTTGTGGTCCAAAGAAGTCACGGCAGAATACGTCAGCGCACAGAATGACATTACCGGCTATACCGAAACGATGCGCGCCAACGATGACGAAATGCGCTCGTTAGGTGCTTCATTCCCGACAGACTCAACGGTTGATAAGACGGCGACAGAGGTCGATGCTGACAGCGCAGAGCAGGCAGCACGATTAACCGTTGCGGCTCAATGTGTCGAGGACGCTTGGCGCTTCATGTTGCTATGCTGCGGTATGTTTGAGGGCTTATGGGCGCAAGAGAACATCGAAAGCAATCTTGACCAGGTTGTTTTAACCATGAATAAAGAGTTCAGCAAACGCGAAATGTCACCGCAGAAAGCGCAGCAGATATTAGCGGCAGTATCAAGCGGAGTCATCACCAAAAACCAAGGGCTTAAGTCTTGGGTTAAAGGTGGCTATGCGCCTGACGACTACGAAACTATGGTCGCAGAGATGGACGCAGGCGGCGGAATGACGCTCGGGTTGACCGGTAACACGTAAACAATTAAACTAATAAGGCGCAGGCTGTGCTTGCGTCTGGATGATAACTAACGAGGGTTGTACCCAATGGCTGATTTAACGCAAGAGCAATACGAGCAGCTGCCTGAATTTATTCGCGGTGATTATGCTCAAGACGGCGAAGTATTTAAACCGGTTGGCGAGCTTAAAGCATTGAAGCTGAAAAACTCACTGAACGAGCTGGACAATAAATACAAAGAGACTTCTGGCAAGCTGAGCGAGTACGAAAAGCGGCAAGCTGATAATGCAGCGGAAGCTGAGCGCAAGGCGCTTGAGAAGCTACGTGCAGACGGCAAAGTCGATGAGTTGCTGGCTGACCAAGAGCGCAGGCACGGCGAGACTGCAAAGCAGTATCAAGACCGCATCGACGCATTGACCAGCAAGGCTAAGGCGAGCGCCAAATCATCAATCGTTAGCGAGTTATCAACCTTCGCTACCGATAGCGGCAAAGCCGCATATAAGCGCCTGATTGATTCGATGGTCGATTACGACCCAATCACGGGCGAAGAAATTTATTACAACGTTGACGGCAGTGCCAGCAGCGTTAAAACACGGCAGGAGTTCTTTGACGAGGTTATCGCAAAGAGCGATATTTTCCAGCCGTTGATTAAAGCCGCGCCAACAACTGAAGGCATCGGCAACGCAAGAGGCAACGGCGGCAATAGTGGTAGTACCACAGACGCAAATGCAAAAGCGGAAGCAGCCAGAAAAAAAGGCGACTTGCGCGGATATTTAAACGCAGCATTAAACCCAAACTGAGGTATACATCATGGCACTACCAATTACCAGCGGCCTGTTAGCGGCAGCTCTGAACGACAAAGTTATTAACGAAGCCTTTGAGATTGCCCGCAGTAATCGCATTGGCATTTTATCATCTGTAATGATGGGGCAGCCTCGCCAGGCGTATGACGGCCACAAGATGAGCTGGCTGGATATGCGCGTTGACGCTACTGCCGCAGCTACCTCTGCTGCTGTGCTTGTTGGCGCAACCACTATCCCAGTCGTAACTGGCGAAGGTAACAAGTTCCGCGCAGGCATGACGTTATCCCCTACCAGCTCACAAGAAGTTATCTTGGTAACTGCCGTTTCTGGTGACAACTTAACAGTTGTTCGCGGTTTCGGTGGCACTACTGCTGCTGCTTTGACGTCTGGACAGGTTTTGACTATCGACTCAGTAGGTCGCGAAGAAAACTCACTGTCAGCAGTGGACGGTATTTTCCAGCCTGACACGGTGGAAAACTTCTTCCAGACCATGGACACCGCTTTGGACTTTTCGCGCCGAGCATTGTCGACTTTACAGTTCGGCAATACCAACGACCTGACCTTCCAAACAGCTGAGCGTGTGCGTCAGTTGGCTATCCAGTTAAACCGCGCATTGGTTCGTGGTCGCCGCGCAACTGCCAACATTGGTGGTAAAGATGTTACTTACACCGGCGGCATGCGGTTCTATTTAGACCAGGCTGGAGCAATCAAGACTGATAATTCTGCCGCAGTGTTGACGCTTGACCAAATCAACGCAGTAAATGCTGAAATTATCGCTCGTGGCGGTACATCTAACACGATTGCGGTCGGTATTAAGCAGGCTCGCAAACTGTCTGCTTTGGTATCTGCCAACTACGACAGCCAGCGCTTAGCTGAGTGGCAGGCTGACGCCGGATCAGTGTTAACCCTGCCGTCTGACTTGCCGTTAATCGGCAACGTTAACCGCATCGTTGTAGACACCAACTTAGCCGACGACGAGCTGATGATTTTCGACTCTGGCATGATTTCAGTTGTTCCGATGAATGCCAACAACGCTGCCGACTCAGGCGCATGGCGCACTCTGGACGCAACGCAGAAAGGCCAAGATGGTGAATCTGTGCGCGTAATCGGTGACTTTGCTGTTGAGTTCCGTCAGTCTAAAACTCACGCAGCTCGGCTGTTTAACATTGGCTAAGGAGGCTTTAAATGCCTAAGTTTAATTTGCTGGAAGATAAAAGCCTTATCGTTCGCGGCCAATTAGTTAGCTTTGCAAAAGGTGAGCTGGAAACTGACGACGAGACATTAATCAAAGCGCTGAAAGGGGCGATGAATGTTGAGCTAGTCACCAAAAAGCCAACTGCCGCAGAAGTTAAGGCCGCAAAAGAGGCTGAGGCTGCTGAGCTGGCAGAAGCTGAGCGCTTGGCGGCTGAGCAAGCGGAAGTAGACCGTCTAGCTGCCGAGCAAGCAGAAAAAGACAAAGCTGCCGAGTAGTTATTTGCTAAGCTTATTATAATAGAACCCGCTTAGGCGGGTTTTTTATTGAGGTGATTTATGCGCGATTATTTATCAAGCTGGTTTAATAGCAATTTGATAACCAGCGATAAGACTACAGGCAGGCTCCGAGTTGACAGCGGCCAAACCGGCTTCTTCGAGCGCAGAGAATTCCGCATAAGCCGAGAGCTGTCCATTCCGACAGCTACA